AGTCAAGTAGTATGTTTATCAATGGCAGCAATATGGTTTTCTACTTTACAAAATATTAATGAGAAAAAAAGGGTGCGAATGGTTAGCGACCTACATAATTTATCAGCTGATATTAAATTAACTCTAGAACTATGTAGTGAAAATACTAAAGAATATATTACAAAATTTAATAAAAGTAATATGTTTTTGCTTGGTAAAGGAAGCGATGAATTTATTGCAAAGGAAGGAGCTTTAAAAATAAAAGAAATATCTTATATTCATTCAGAGGGTTATTCATCTAGTTCTTTAAAACATGGACCTTTTGCTTTACTTGATGAAAATTTTCCTGTTATTATTTTAAATATGGATCAAACACATCGAGCAAAAACATTAAACTGTTATCAAGAAGTTTCTTCTAGAAATGCTCCAGTATTGTTAATTACAAACGATATCTCTATTTCATCTGAAGTTTCATGTGATATTATTTATGTTCCGGAAAATAAATCATATGCTTCTCTTCTAGGAATTATACCAATACAGCTATTAGCCTATTATCTCTCTATAAACAAAGGAATAAATCCTGATAAACCAAAAAATTTGGCAAAGGTTGTTACTGTTGAATAAAAAGGAATAATTATATTAATAAATTAAATTAACATAATTAATAATTTTAAATGTCTAATGAGACTGTGTTACTAGCAGACTTCTTTCTGCGACCACTTCGTTTTGGCATGTTACCTTCAGATTGTAGCTCCTTCAAATCACTAATACTGATTGTGCTACTATCATTTACAGGCTGTGATTGTTGTTGAGGTTGTGTTTCTTGAATATTAATTGTTTTAGTCTTTAATCCAGAGAGAATATCGGTAATATCACTTGGTCCTTTCATTTCAGGACGAGGAGGTCCAGGTCTTCTAGTAGTTCTATCTTGAACATCTGGTCTTTCAAAGTTCTCTCTAAGACTAATTCCATCATCTACAAAATTGCTTTTACTGAAGTTCAAATCAGGTCTGGCGTAGCTATTATTGCCAGGTCTTCCTTGAGGAGGTGGTACCGCATTTGGACCTTGAGTTGCCATTGGTGGTGGAGGGCCGCGTCCTGAAGGATTTTGAGGTTCAGGATTCATCATGTTAGACATAAAGCCGGAAAATCCAGGACTAGATTGTGACATGGAATTTACGGCGGCATTTTGGAATGAACGCATTAGATCAGGATTTTGACGTAAGATGTCATCCATACCAGGCATAGCACTCTTAAACATGGTATTTGTCATGTGAACCATCATAGCACTACCACCAAGTTGAAATAATAGTTTCAATTCAGGTGCCATAGTAGCCTTGCTCTTATATTTTTCATGTAATTCACCAAATATCTCATCATAATCAGTAACATTTTCTTGAATTTGTTCACTCCAGCCGTCTAATTTAATATCAAAAGGGTCAAATTTACTGTTCAAAAATTCAATTCCGTTAATAACAGCCATGAGCATATTGCCTTGAAATTTAACGGAATTTTGTTTGGTTTTCTCATCCATAATTGTTTCATATTCTCCCATCATTTCTTGAAGTGATGATTCCATTGAATATTTTTTAGATAGTTCAACTCCCTTTTTCTCTAAAGCTTCTAACTTTCTAAGATACTTGAATTTCTCTCTAAGCATTTCTTCTTTAGTTAATTTTGGTTCACTTGGCAATACCTTATCAGGATTTAAAGGTATGTTATTAAACTTTCCATAACCGTCCCACGTTTTGTTATCATTTTCGGTTTGAGACGTTGACTGTCCGAGTCCGCTATCATCTTTTCCAAATTTAATAGAAGGTTCGCTAAATGAAACACTCGGTCCTCCAAACATATCAGATTTAGGTTTAAAACTACTAGAAGGGGTATCGTCAACCAAATTGTTTAATTCATTTTCTAAATTGTTTAAATCATCCAATTCAATATCACTTGTAGGTTTTCTACCTTCCTTAACTCTATCATTCATTAATAATTCAAGCCCACCACCAAAGTTGGAAGATTTAGTTCCAAATCCTCCGCCAAAATTGTCGTCAGCAAATTCAAGTTCTGTAATATCCATTATGTCTGCCATTATATTTATTCATTAATTAGAACTTTTAATTTTAAGTCTTACGAATATTAAATATATTATTTAATAATTAATTTAATAATTTTATATTTTTTTATTATTTATAAACCAAATTCCTTGAAGAAATGAATCAGATAAGTCGTCCTTCTTTTTGTGTTTATTAAAGTAATCAACATGTTCGCTAAATCTAAAATCCGTTGTAATTAATTCTAAACATTTTGCTATACCTAATTTTTTTCTATCACTATATTTGCTTTTATCTTTTACATCACAATCTTTCAGTTTATTTGATGCTGATATAAATTCAATATGTTCTACATTTAAATTTGACATGATAAAGTACTGTACAATCATTCCTTGTATTGTTTTCATTCTTATTGCTAATGGTCCGATTTGGTTTTCAATAATAACATAATCTATTTTACCATCATTTTCAAATAATTTATTAAACTTAGTTTTTATATTAAGACCAATATTAAATAGATCTACATCGGCAGCTTTTTTGCTTTCAATTGATTGAAAATAATTTATATTTATATAGTCGTTAATTAATTTAATTAGGTCTGCTTTTTTTGTTTTTGGTTCATATTTAATGTTATGACTTTCTGCTATTTCATAAAGTTTTTGAATTTTTTGTTTACTAATAAATGAAGCCTTTTGCTCTGATGTTGGAATATGTATTTGTTGTTTTTTTGAATGTTTTAAACAATAACATTTATCATCCTTTTTAAATTTTGCTGGTTTATTACAAATTTCATTTTTTTCAACAAATCCACATATTATAGTATTTTCTTGTTCAGATATATCAATAATATCCCACTTTGTTACCTTAAAATGCTCAGCTGTAGGTGATTTATCAAATAGACAAAACGCTAAATTTTTTATTCCGACATCTATTGATAGAATTTTCATATAATACTAAATTATAAAAACTTATTATTATATTGTTTTACCTTATTTACATTTTAACTCCGGGAACCATATTTTTATAGCTATCAGGATTAATAGATGGTGCAATTAGTCTAGAATTTAATTGTTCAGATGTTAAATAAGGATTTTTTAGGTCGCTATTACAGTAACCAAACCCGGGTTTAGAGGAGTCGAATATGGATTTAAATTTGTATGGAACGTTATCAGAAGGTGTTCTATCTGATTTTACATGAGGATCAAGTCCCAAGTCATAACACGCTTCCATAGAATTATAATTCATAACTTGAAGACCATTACGCTGTAAGTATTGACGGTATTGCCAGTTAGAATGTATTCCTTCTTGTTTTTGTATTCTTTCATTAATTACAGCATCAGGTTGCCATGTAGCATAATTTCTACCATCAGCCATAATTGGTGGAAAATTAAAATTAATATTATTAGATCCGCTATAGCAGGTGCCCCAACTCATTTATATATTTACAATATAAAAAACTTATTCAGAGTCAAGCAATTTGAGTAATTCATTTTTCTTTAATTTTGATGCGTCGGAAACTAACCCTTTTTCAGAAACAATGCTTCTTAATTTTGGTAAGGATAGTTTTTTATAATCGAGAGAATCATGATTAGATTCTTCTAAATCGATGCTAATAGTTTTTAAATCCGATGAAATATTTAATGGTTCTTGAAAGGTTTTTCCGTATACAGTTTCTTCTAGTTTATCGCTTAATTTAGAGCTTTTACTTGATAGTGATTGTGCTTCAGATAGTTCTTCATCTAACTCGTCTAATTCTTCATCTAAATCGTCTATTTCTAAATTATTTCCAGATAAACTATCTTCATATTGATTTTGTGAAGTCATATTTATTTTTAAAATCTTTACTTCGTGAGTTGATTCATCATCATCATCATCATCATCATCATCATCATCATCATCATCAATATCATCATCATCAATATCATCATCATCATTTTCCTCAATATCATCATCCTCTTCATCATCCTCTTCGTCATCAGAAACCTCAATTAAATTAGATTCTTGTTTATAAGGAACTCTTGAATTTTCTAAAGGTTGTTCAAAATTTTGTGGGAATGAACCACCCATTCTAGTTACTGCCAATTGGTTTAATCCCATTTTTACTCCATTCATATCTTCTGCTAAAGTTGATACAAGACTTAACATAGAAGCAATTTTGTGATTCTGATCGCGCATTTTACTTTCAAAGTAAACAACCATAAGCGCTACAATGAGCACTAATATTCCTAAAAACATTAAAAAGGTTGGACTAAATAAATCTGCTAAGGCTGCCATTTATATTACAAAAACGTAATATAAATTAATTAAATTACTAACGAATTATTTTCTAAGTTTTCTTGTTTTCTTTTTAGATTTTTTTTTATATTTACCACCTTGACTAGCTCTTATAAAAGTTTCAGGTGTAAAACTATTGTCTTCTGTTATATTATTGATTTTATTGTATTGTTCATCATTCTCGTAATTTTCTGTAACATTATCAAAATCACGTCCATCTGTGGTCCAATTTTTAAATTTTGTTTCTAAAGTTAAACAACAATTTTTATTTTTAAAATTTTTATCTATAATATTAGTACAATATTTTTGATAATTATTATGTAATTCATCATAACTAAGTCTACTAAATGGTAATCGCTCACACTCGTTAGCACCACCTTTCCTACTTTTGTTTTTCCTAATCTTTTTTTTAAAGATTTTATTATTTTTACGCGTTGCCATAATATAAATATAAGTAGACTTTATTTATTGATTATTTTCTTTTATAGTACTCTCAATTATTTCTTTTGGATAGTTCATGTCTGTTAACACATTAATCCCTCCTTTGACTTCAGAAATTCCAGTTTCGAATTTATACGTATACGTTAACTTATTATTATTTTTTTGTGTTACCATTTTACAGTTCTGTATGCCTTTAATTTTATCTAATTTTTTACAAACTTTT